AAAGAAGATTCTTTTGAATTATTTAAAACAATACACGCAATGTGTTTATCAAGAACAAGAGATTCAGCATTAGAGATTATAGATCCTCGTAAACATTTAGCATCATTTAGTTATTTAGAAAGAGGAGAAGAAGTTAATTTACAAATAGGACAAAGTGAAGATGGTAAAATAGAAATACAAAACTATCCTATAGAATTATATGAAAGAGCAAGGAACTGTAAGATTTCATTGAAACAAGCTTATGATGAAGATAACTCTTTAAAGAAGACAAAGCATTGGGGAGACTTGGTTGATATCGTATCTAACTGGGTAAAGTTTAAAGAGAATTTATTTATGGATTACACAGATATGATCGAGAACTTTTTATTAAATGATTATTCATTTGGATTAGATTATTTCATAGTAGATGAAGCACAGGACTTAACACCTTTGCAATGGGACTTTGTTTATCTAATGGCTAGTAAAGCTCAAAAGGTATTTATTGCGGGTGATGATGACCAAGCTATACACGAATGGAATGGTGCAAGTGTAGAGGAGTTTTTAAAGTTTCCAGGTAAGGTAAAAGTATTACGTAAATCTAGACGTATGCCACGTGAGGTTCAGAAGTTTTCTAAAAATATAACTAACTTAATAAAAGTCAGACAACCAAAAGAATTTACTTCTACAGGATCTAAAGGATATGTAAACACAAATAACTTTAGACTTAGTCATATTAACTTTAATCAACACATAGATGATACTTGGATGGTATTAGTTAGAACACGAACAGAGCTTATGGAAGTTAAAGCTGAAGCTAGAGATTTAGGAATATTCTTTAAGAACTCATCAGGTCAATCAGCAGTTAACCCTACTTATTGGAAAGCTATAAAGATATGGGAAAAATTAATGAAAGGTGAAGAGATAAACTTACAAGAAGTTAGTTTAGTTTATCATTACATTAAAGATATTCAACACGGTTGGAGAAGAACTGATAATAAGAAATGGTCTAGCGTGCCTCAACAAACATTTAATTATATGTATTTAAATGCTAAATGTGGTTTGTTACAGGATAAGGGATCGTGGACAACGGCCCTAGACATAGATATGGCCAATAGAAATTATATAGAGAAGTTAATGGAGAAACATATAAACCCTGAAGAAGACCCTAAAATAATTATAGATAAAATACATCAAGTAAAAGGTAAAGAAGCAGACCACGTAGTTATATACGAAAAATGTCCAAAGATTTGTACTTTACAAGAAAAAACAAGTAAAGAACGAGATGCTGAACTAAGAGTTTGGTATGTGGCAGTAACAAGAGCAAAAAAAGGAGTTGAGATAATTCAACTTAATAAACCTCACGGTCATTATATGCCACTAACGGCAATGGGGTATGGAAGATATAGGATGTAATATGACAAGTAAAAATATGTTTGATAAATCGTTTCCACAAGATAGGCAGGTAGGCGGAAATCACTATAAAGATTTTCGCATACAACCTTATGAGTTTATTTCTAAAAATAATCTCAGCTTCTTTCAAGGGAACGTTGTGAAGTACGTTTGTAGGTACTTATCAAAAAATAAAATAGAAGATCTACAAAAGATAATTCATTATTGTGAATTAGAAATATTAAAATTAAAAGATGACAACAAGTAAATGTATTAGTTGCAATAGAAGAGATATTGCATTTGATTGTCTTTATTATTGTGTTATCTGTTATTATGAATTATTAAAAAAGGAGCAAAATGAAAAAACCAAAACCAGTCGCAAATAATTTTACAGTTGACGTATCAGCTTTAAATGCTGTAAACACCCATAACTTTGTAAACTATGAAAAACTGTAAATGTCATACCAAATAAATGTAACTATGAAAAATACTGAATGGGTTGCACCACAAGATTTTCCTGACTTATCAGAAGAAAAAGAAATAGCTATAGACTTAGAGACCAGGGATGAGAATATGAAAAAGCTTGGTACAGGTTGGGCTAGGCAGGATGGAGAGATTGTTGGTATTGCAGTAGCTGCAGGCTCTTTCAAGGGGTATTATCCTATTAATCATCAAGGCGGAGGAAATTTACCTAGAGGTAAGGTTATTGGTTGGTTTCAAGAAGTATTAAAGACAGATGCAGATAAAATCTTTCATAATGCTCAATACGATTTAGGTTGGATTAGATCACAAGGTTGGGAAGTTAGAGGTCGTATTATTGATACAATGATTGCAGCCGCATTGATTGATGAAAATAGATATAGTTTTTCTTTAAACTCATTAGGTTTTGATTATCTTGGAGAAGTAAAAGCAGAAGATGAATTAAGAGAAGAAGCTGCTACAAGAGGATTAGATGCTAAGGCTGACTTATGGAAAATGCCATCAATGGCCGTAGGATTTTATGCAGAACAAGATGCTGCATTAACTTTAAAACTTTGGAATTATTTTAAACCTACATTAGTTAAAGAAAATTTATTAAAAGTATGGCAATTAGAAATGGAACTACTTCCTATTTTAATTAAAATGAGAGAAACAGGTATACGAGTAGATATATCAAAAGCAGAAGATTTAAAAAAACAATTAATTAAAAAAGAAAAAGATTTATTAAAGAAAGTTAAAGATTTAACTAACATTGATGTAGAGATATGGGCTGCAAGAAGCGTAGCTACAGCATTTGATCAGCAGGGTATTAAATATGAAAGAACTGCAAAGTCAAAAGACCCGTCATTTACTACTAATTGGTTAGAGAATTGTAATCACGATCTAGCTAAATGGATTAAAGATGCTAGAGAGATTAACAAATTGCATTCTACCTTTATTGATAGTATATTAAGATATGAACATAAAGGACGTATACACGCTGAGATTAATCAACTACGGGGTGATAATGGTGGTACTGTATCTGGTCGTCTTAGTATGTCTAACCCTAACCTACAACAAGTGCCAGCAAGAAATAAAGAGTATGGTAAACTTATCAGAGGTTTATTTTTGCCAGAGGAAAGATGCAAATGGGGATCGTTTGATTATTCCCAACAAGAACCTAGACTTGTTGTTCATTACGCAGCAACTACAGATAAAGCATTAGGCGGTCTTACAGGTTCAGATCAGTTAATAAAAGCATATCAAGATGATGATACAGACTTTCATCAAACAGTAGCACAGATGGCAGGTATACCTAGAGGACAAGCTAAAACAATTAACTTAGGTATTTTCTATGGAATGGGTTCTAACAAATTATCTAAACAACTTGGTATTACCTTTGATGAAGCAAAAGCTTTATTAAGAGAGTATGATAACAAAGTACCTTTTGTAAGAGAACTAGCTAATAGAGTTATGCAACAAGCTGACAAATCAGGTTCTATTAAAACAATAATGGGTAGAAGATGCAGGTTTGATAAATGGGAGCCACGAGCTTATGGTTTACATAAAGCAATGACAGAAAAAGAATATATTGCAGAGTATGGTAGCTTAAACTCTGCTAAAAGAGCTATGACATACAAGGCTTTGAATAGATTAATACAAGGATCAGCTGCAGATCAAGTTAAGGCAGCTATGGTTAAATGCGATAAGTTAGGTCATACACCAATGTTACAAATACACGATGAACTTTGTTTTAGTGTAGAAACAGAAGAGGATGAAGCAGAGATTAAAAAATATATGGAACACAACGATGATATAGATTTAATGGTTCCTTCTAAGGTTGATGTGGCCATAGGAGATAATTGGGGAGAGGCTACATAATGTTTAAACCTATGAATAAAATATTATGGCCTAGATATATGATAATTGCCAAAAGAATAAAAACAATACCAATTGATAAAATTGAAAATATTTATGGAACTCACAATGATTTTTATCAATCCATAAAAAAAGATATTGAGAAAAAAGGAATGCTAAACCCACCTATAGTAGAAAAAATGGAAAATGGTAATTGGGTTTGTAGAAATGGTAATCACAGAATTAAATATGCAAGAAAAAACGGATATGATGGAGTTATTTGTTACGAAGCTAATAATGATGATGAAGTAAAATTTTTATCTAGATTAAATGTTTTAGTTTGGGAAATTATTAAAAGGGGCGACGAAGTCCGTAGCTTTGAATTCATTTTTCAGGATCCAAAACTAAATACACTAATTGAGAAGTGTAAAACTCTGTTAGAACCTTAATTAACCAGCAAAAGAATGGTTTTCACCATTATGCAAATTAACGTGTGCGTATCTAACACTATCTTCTTTTAACTGTCTAACAACAACTTTTAACTGATCTTGTATAGCTGCCATCTCAACAGTTACATAACCGCCATTTTCTAAGAACTGTCTATTCCAAGCGTTCTCTAATTCAAGCTTCTTGGCGAATAGCTTGTTGGGTTGTATCATTTGACACCTCCTCATAAGTTATAAAGATTCTACTATTTATGTAGAAACCTTCATCTGATGGTTTTAATGTTCCATCATTAACTTTTTTGATAAACAACATCGCAGCATCGTCTATGGATTCGGCCTGGGTAGTAAAATCCCAGTATGAACCATCATATCTAACTTGTATACGATATGTTTTCATAAGATATTATAGTAGTTTTTTTGTTAAGTTTCAAGCTTTTCTTGCTTATCTACTGGAATGCAAATAATGTCAAGACTCATAATTTTAACATTATCCTCAGTTAAGGTTTTCTTAATATCTTCAGACATTTTTTTAGAAGCCTCTATACAAGCGGGTGTGGTAGGGTAATGAACTGCAGGTTTTTCCCAAAAATTTAAGCAACTATACCCAAAATCATTAGCGGGATCATAAACGCATATGGTACCAAACATAACAAAAGAAGTAATTGCTGCAATCATTAGATCATTTTAACACTTGACAATACTCATTACAATCTTATATCTAGATAAGATGACAACAAAAAGCAAAATGTGGAACGATATTGTTCGTAAGGTCAATGACGTACTATCAAGAATGTACGATACTGATGCAAATGGACACGAATTAACCGTAGATAGTGTAGAACTTATTGATACTATCAATCGAATTAAATCTATAAGCATTGATATGTTTAATGGCACTTACAAGCATTATCCATTCCCTGAAGAAGTAGCTAGACAACTAGTAAATGATGAACTAACAAACAGGAGGACAAACTAATGTTACCAGGTGAAAGCTTAAAGAAACATTTAACAGATCTTATATTTTTAATATTTATTCTGTTTCCAAAATTAACCTTAATATTTGTAGGAGTATTCGTATGGCTATGGATGATCTAATGGAACACGATGAAAAAAAGTTTTTTAAGTTTCAAAGCGATTGGTATGCTGAACTAGAAAAATTTATTAAACGTGGTGATGTAATACAAGCCAAATTAAAAAAATCAGGAGCCATTGCTCCAACAGAAGTTTTAATGTTTTTATTATTTTGGGAAACTGTTAATAGAAAATTTAAAGAAAATGAAATTGATTTTATTAGATATATGTTAATTGATATCTTGGAAAATGACTCACGGTTCAGGGACAAACTTATGCAAGATGAAGATTTAGGTTTTAATGTAGCAGAGTTATTTATGAAATCTAAAAAGAAAACAACAATACATTAA